CGCCTGCGCCGCTAGCATTTGAACTGCAACATAATCGCATATCGCCATTAGGGCGAGTTGCAAAGTGTATCCATGGTAGTATACAAAATGTCGGTGTACCAGACACTTGTTCTATTTGAGTTTGATATTTTTTTAAATCAGACACTATAAATTTACCTTTTCAATAAATTGATCTTTAGGTTTACTAAGTTTATTTACGCCGCAAGTTCTAGCACAAGTAATTAATTTTTCTGTACTCCAGTATTTGTTCCATACCGATTGCCAAGCTGGCGAGTCTAACACATCTTGTATACTAATCTCTAATGCGTTTGTATTTCCTAGATCGTTAATTAAATTAACATACTGTTGTTCAATTTCTAATCTAATAGATTTTGTAGTATCATTTGTAGCAGCATAATTATAAGGTATACTTGCTAAGAAGCAACAAGGCATAATTTTCTTATATGCATCTATATAGATTTCTTTTGTTTGTTTCACATAGCAATCAATTTCACTAGCATCTACAATGTCTTTATAATTGTCAATTACGTCTTGTGTAATAAGACTGATGTTACTTCCAGTAGGCGGTTCTAAATATCTTGTTGTTTTACCAACTGAATCATATACCGGAAACTGTTCAGTGGCAACAAATCTAGCACTGTCTTTATATGTAAATCTAGCAAAGCCGTGTTCTTTAGCCAGTGCTTCACATGCAATTAATTGATGTTCGTTATGTTTAAACTTTATAAATGCCCACTCTGCTATGCCTCCTGCACTGATAAATGCTTTAGCATTTTCTAATACTTTGTTAAAGTCAGTACCAACACGATATAAACTATGTGTATCAGCTAATCCGTCAATTGCAAAAATAACATTATGCGACGGCGGCAATGCCTTTGCAAGATCTTTCCACCATTGTTTGTTCCTTGCGCCACCGTTGGTGTGTATTCTAATATATAAGTCAGGATTAGTGTCTGTGCTATATTGACACATTTCTATTAGATCATTATTAATGATAGGATCACCAAAATTTCCACAAAAATAAAATCCAGTAATCTGACGAAGGACTTTGCTAGGCAATATGTGTTTAAAATCGTTTATAGTCCAATCATTGTTTTTGATAAGAGGATTTTCTAAGCCGCCGTGTATGTTGCGACTGCACATAGGACAACTTGCTTGACAGCGATTTGTAATTTCTAAATGTATGTCTTTTAGATCTTTAAAATTAAACATCATTCGCTTTCACTAAGTACTTGGTCATGTGTCTGTGCAAAGTTTACTTTTTTTCCGCAACTTCTAACGCATACAATAGATTTGTTAGTAGTCCAGTATTCATTCCACAAGGTTTGGTATTCAACAGAATTTATAATATCCTTAATCGATCGTTCCTTAGTGCATGTAATTCCAAAACGATCTTTCATTTCATAGTGTTGTTTGTGTATTGCTGTACGTACTTCATATGTCAAGTCATTTGGTATAACATCATAAGGCACATTTGCATGCCAACAACACGGATATAAATCCATATGTGCATCTATATATACTTCTTTAGCATGAACTGACTTGCAATCTATACTAGTTTCTTTTACTATAGTTTTCCAATTGTCAATTACATCTTTGTTAATAAATTTAAGTTCTGTAGATTCTGCTGGTTCAATAAAGTAATCAATTTTATTATTTTTATTTCTTACTGGAGCCTTTGGCTCTAAAAGAAATCTTGTACTTTGTTTTTTTTGAAATTTAGAAAATCCAATTTTTTGAGATAATATTTTTGCTTCGTCAACTTGATGTTGGTTATGTTTAAAGATAAGGTAATGCCATTCTGCATTGCCGCCTGCTTTTATAAACGCCTCTGCATTTGATATTATTTTTTTAAAACTAGTTCCTATTCGGTGAATGTGATGTGTGTCTTCTAAACCATCTATTCCAAAAATTACGTTATGGTTTTTTGGAAGACTAGTTGCAAGATCTTTCCACCACAAATTGTTTCTTAAACTTCCATTAGTATGAATGTCAATTGACAATTCTGGATTAATTTCTTTTGCATATGCACACATTTTTAACAAATCGTTGTTAATTAACGGATCGCCATACGTTCCGCAAAAATAAATTATATCTAAGTTTTTTAGTACTTCAGGAGTTATTATTTCTTTAAAATCGTTAAACGTCCAGTCGTTAAGTTTTAACAATGGATTAACAATTTCACCTTGACAATTCCTCGAGCACATAGGACACGATGCTTGACATCGATTTGTAATTTCCAATTGTATAATCCTTAACTGCTCAAATTTAAACATTCTTTTTCTTTCCTATAATCATATAACGAGTATATTTAGGTGTTTTAAACTCGCCTCGCCAGTAAGGCTTAATACCACTCATGCGCATAAAATCGTCTATATCAGTTGAACAACGAATATGCTCGTCTAGTTCAAAATAGTTATTGCTTTGTACTACAAATAGTGCATCGTCTGGTTGAATGTCTAACCACTTCTCATATTGTTCTTGTGTAATGTGTTCGCAACTTGTGTTAATAACGATGTCAGCAGGTTCTGTGTATGTACACATATCTGCTGTTACTGCATCAAATCTTCCTGCTATTTCATAGTTTTTATTAACAGTGTATGCAGTTTCTTGACAAGCTTCATCAATATCAACACTTGTGATGTGTTTTAAAGGTAGATAGCTGTTAAATAATATACTTGCTAATACACCATTCCATCCGCCGTAAATAACTATGTTATTTTGTTGGTTTTTAGAAACCAACGGATATAGTTGTTCAGCTAACCATATCTTACTATTAACTTGTCCTTTCCAGAAACTTTCAAGTGTACGGTATTTGTCATCACTGTTGCGAATAGCATCCATCCAAAAAAGCACGTCTTGTATATCAACTTTCATATTTTTCTCTTTGGTATTTTGCTATCAGCACTACTTACACAACTCGGAGTAATGCACTTACGTGGTGTCTTAAACAGCTCAAATCCGCCGTCTAACGTGCCTAAGGGTTCATCGTGGCAACTGTAGCTGCGCTTTACTTCGTTCTCTCTTATAACGCATCCTTGATAGCCAGCATTACATTCCCATCCTTCGAACTTGTTAAATCCAAATGCATTAAATCGTTCTGCTTGGTCTATGTAATAAATGTTACCGTCTTTGTCTTGTAATTCTACCTGTAACAAAGGTATTATTTTTTTAAATTCGTCTGGGATTTGTTGAGGGAATCCTTGTTGCATGATTCCAACTTGTTCAGCTGTGTATCCATGTACAACATAGGAAGCAGTAGGGTCGGATTGGGGTTTGAGAGTAACGTTAATACCTCTGGAGGCAAATCGTTCAAGACGTCGATAAAGTTCTTCAAACATTTCTGGAACCATGACTTGATTAATTGTAACATAAGTTCCTCCTTTCATTAGTTGCAAGCATTTGTCTCCAAACTCTTGCTCGTTAGCAAACTCTGCATGATAGCTAGCAGTAATGCTTCTGCGCTGTAAAGTACTTGTTGCTTCTAACCATCTGTTCCACCATTTACTACCTGGTGATAAATTTGTGGTCATGTGTATACTTTGGTATTCAGGTGCTGTATCACTACAGTAATGCTCTATAAGCTCCCCAAAGTATTTATAAGCAGTTGGCTCACCGCCGCTAAAACTAAAATGAAAGTCTGTAAAGCCGTTTGCTCTAGCTTGTTGTTTGATTGTGTCTAATGTAGATTTGTATACGTCTAGTGCTTGATGGTCAGGAGTACTACTGCGAGCGTAAGGCCAACAGTAAGAGCAGTTATAATTACAAAACCTCGCAAGAATCCAAGACACCGTAAACAAGTCGGTATCCAACAAAGTTTTTTGTCCAAACTTTGTTATGTCATCAAATGGTATGTTTTGAAAATTGTTCATATAACCAATCAAAGTCGTTAATTAAATTTAATATATCTGGGCTATTACGATTATCATAGCCAAAAGCACGGCCTGCGCAAGCACCCTGTATAGCATATTTTCCATATAGTGCGTCTTGTCCTGTTTCGCACCATTGTTCGAGCCTTTCGTCTGTTTCATTATCTACCTGTCCTCGTATTGTTTTACTTGCTAATTTACAACATTCTCTAAAGGCTGATTTCCAAGTACTAAATTCATCTGTATTAAATGATGTAATGTTACTTACAGATCGCATAGCGTTAAACTTAGAACTAATACTGGTTGTCATATCAGTCTTTGTAATATCCATGTTTAATGTTTCCTTTACTGGAAACAGTTTAATGCCGCCGTATCCATATTCTAAATCGTTAATAGGATTTCGACTGCGCCAAACAAAGACTTGGTCTCTTTGCCATTTAGGAACTTGATGTTCAAATGTAAAATCATCTAGTACATGTGCATCGCCATCAACAACCCAAAACATGTTAGTGTCACAAAGTCTTGCTGCTTCTATATGTGCTTGATGGATGCCTTTTACACCATGTATACGTTTAGCTCTTGGAAAACGCTGTGTAAGCATAGTATAGTTATCATCTGCGTTAGGCTCGTTATAAGAAATGAATACAATATCGTAGAGTTTAGGCGTACTAACAGTTATATCAATTTCTTTTTTGTTTACAAAGAATCTATAATCAAACTCACGTTGCGCAAGTGGCTTATCCTTGTGTATTAGGAATACGCCATCGTGAAACTTACCATTTTTAAATACATGTATGTTGTCACGTTCATAATAAGGTATGTGATAATCAAAGTTCCAATCTATATCTACATCATTGGGTATTATCCAAACAAAGTTGCTTTTTACAGTAGATAGCTGCATAATTAAGTCATCGTAATTGTCAACATAGATTTTGTCATAGGGTTTTGGTGCTGAAGCAAGAATATCAATTTCTTTTTTATTTCTAAAGAATCTATAATCAAACTCACGTTGTGCAAGTAAATTTTCTTTATGTATTAGGAATACACCGTCATAGTACTCACCATTTTTAAATACATGTATATTATC